GTTTAGTTTAGAAGATGCTCCTCCTAATCACTTTTTTTTAGAATATATATCTAGACCTCCAACCGCAGAGATATTTTTTGAAGATATTCTCATGGCTTTGGTTTTTTATGGAATGCCTGTTTTAGCAGAAAACAATAAACCGAGATTTCTTTATTATTTGAAAAGAAGAGGATATAGAGGTTTTAGTATTAACAGACCAGATAAGACTTGGAACAAATTATCTAAAACTGAAAAAGAGATTGGAGGAATACCAAACTCTAGTGAAGATATTAAACAAGCTCACGCTGCTGCAATAGAATCTTATATAGATAAATACGTAGGATATAATAATGAAGAATGTGGTGATATGTATTTCCAACGCACATTAGAAGATTGGAGTAAATTCAATATAAACAATAGAACCAAACACGATGCTTCTATTAGTTCTGGACTAGCTATTATGGCGTGCAATAGAAATTTATACAGACCAACAGCGTTAAGGTCTATGAAAACAGTACCACTAGGTATTAAACGATATGACAATAAAGGATTACTTTCAAAAATAATAGAATAAATGATTTTAACGAATACTTATAGTTCATTTCCCGATCAGGTAGTTTCTGAAGCCGAAAAAAACGAGATTGATTACGGTTTACAAGTTGGTAGAGCGATAGAAGGAGAATGGTTTAGAAATTATCGTGGTTTAGGATTTAGATATGCTACGAATTTTGAAAATTATCATAGATTAAGGTTATATGCTAGAGGAGAACAACCAGTTCAAAAATATAAAGATGAATTAGCAATTGACGGTGATTTATCCTATCTTAACCTTGATTGGCAACCTGTACCAGTGATATCTAAATTTGTAGATATAGTTGTAAATGGTATTTCTAGTAGATCATATTCTATAAATGCTTTTGCTCAAGATCCCACTTCTATTAAAACTCGAACAGAATATGCTAACATGTTGAATAGAGATCTTCAACAAAGAGAGTTATTACAGCAGATTGAAGAGATGACTGGTAGAAACTACACTTCTCCTAAAGGTAAAGAATTAAATCTCCAAAGTGAAGAAGATCTAAAACTTCATTTACAATTAGATTATAAACAGTCTATAGAAATTGCTGAAGAAGAAGCTATTAACAACACGTTAGCATTTAACAAATATGACTTAATTAATAGAAGAGTTAACTATGATTTAACTGTATTAGGTATTGGAGCTACAAAAACAGACTGGAACCGAAGTCAAGGTGTAACTGTTAAATACGTAGATCCAGCTAATTTAGTTTACTCTTATACAGAAGATCCTAACTTTGAAGATTTATATTATGTAGGTGAGGTTAAACCTGTTGCTTTAGCTGACTTAAAAGAGCAGTTTCCATGGCTTACGAAAGATGAAATGATTGAAATTCAAAAATATCCTGGAAATGCAGAATATTTAAGAAATTGGAATGGAAGAGCTGATGATCAAACTGTACAAGTATTATATTTTGAATATAAAACTTACATCGATCAAGTATTTAAAATAAAAAACACTGATCATGGATTAGAAAAAGCTTTACAGAAAAATGCAGATTTTAATCCTCCAGCTAATGATAATTTTAAAAGAGTCTCAAGATCAATTGAAGTAATTTACTCAGGAGCAAAAATATTAGGTCATCCTATGATGTTAAAGTGGGAGTTAGCTGAAAACATGACAAGACCACTTGCTGATACTACTAAAGTGTATATGAATTATTCTATATGTGCTCCTAGAATGTATAAAGGACGAATAGAGTCTTTGGTTGGTAGAATAACAGGTTTTGCTGATATGATTCAACTAACTCATCTTAAATTGCAACAAGTGTTATCTAGAATGGTTCCCGATGGAGTATTTGTAGATGTAGATGGATTAGCGGAAGTAGATTTAGGAAATGGAACAAATTACAATCCAGCGGAAGCATTGAATATGTATTTCCAAACTGGTAGTATTGTTGGAAGATCCATGACACAAGATGGTGAATTAAATCATGGAAAGGTGCCTATTCAAGAATTACAATCTTCTAATGGAATGCCGAAAATACAAGCTTTAATATCTACTTATCAATATTATTTACAAATGATAAGAGATGTCACCGGTTTAAATGAGGCAAGAGATGGAAGTACACCAGATCCAAACTCGTTGGTAGGTTTACAAAAATTAGCAGCCGCTAATTCTAATACTGCAACAAGACATATTTTACAATCTAGTTTATATTTAACACTTAGGACATGTGAGAATATATCTCGCAGAATTGGTGATAGCTTAGATTTCCCTTTAACTTTAAAAGCTTTACAACAAAGTATTTCTATCTTTAATACTGAAACTTTAAAAGAATTAAAAGAAAGTCAATATCATGATTTTGGTATATTCTTAGAATTAGAACCAGATGAAGATGAAAAAGCATTGCTAGAACAAAATATCCAAATGGCTCTTCAACAAAATCAAATATTCTTAGAAGATGCTATAGATGTTAGAGAGATTAGAAATTTAAAATTAGCTAACCAAGTTTTAAAACAAAGAAGGTTACAAAAACAAGCTCAAGATCAACAAGCACAACAAGCTAATATTCAAGCTCAAGCTCAAGCTAATGCTGAGCAATCAGAAAGATCAGCTATGGCAGAAATGCAAAAGCAACAAGCTTTAGCAGAATCTACATTACAAATTGAACAAGGAAAATCTCAATTTAAAATACAAGAAATGCAAACCCAAGGAGAGATTGATAAACAACTAATGGCAGAAAAGTTTAGATATGATCAACAATTAAAACAAATGGAAATGGGGCAAATGCAACAAAAAGAACAATTTATAGAAGATAGAAAAGATAACCGAACAAAACTTCAAGCTTCTCAACAAAGCCAAATGATATCACAAAGAAACAACGGTGGAGCAGCAATTGATTTTGAAGAAGGAGCGCCTGGAGTAGGACAAGCGGTTTAATTACGTTTAATTATTATATTATATTATGTCAAAAAAAGAAGAAACAGGATCTTTGCAGATCAAAAAACCATCATTAAAAAGAGAGAATGATGAAACATTTAAAGTTAAATTAGATAAAAAAGAGGATAAAAAAGATGCCATTCCAATCGGAGAAACAAAGAAGGTGGATGTGGGCGAACAATCCGGAGATGGCAAAAAAGTGGACGGAAGAGGAGAAGAAGTTGGGAATAGCCAAGAAGGGAAAAGTGAAGCAACGCCTATTAAAGAAATTACTAAAGAAGAATTAAGTAAACCAATAGTAAAACAAATTAAAGTACCAGAAAATCTTAACAAGTTAGTGGACTTTATGCAAGATACTGGTGGATCTGTAGAAGACTATGTAAGATTAAATGCAGATTACAACAGTGTAGACGAAAATGTTTTACTCTTCGAATACTATAAAAAAACAAGACCACATTTAACTACTGAAGAAATACAGTTTACTTTAGAAGATAAGTTTGATTTTGATAAAGATATTGATGAAGAGAGGGACATCAAAAAAAAGACCCTCAATAAAAAAGAAGAAATTGCAAAAGCAAAAAGTTTTTTAGAAGATTTAAAGAACGATTATTATGAAGAGATCAAGTTGAACTCAACTCATATGTCTGAAGATCAGAAAAAAGCCTTTGACTTTTTCAATAGATACAACAATGAACAAGACATAGCGCGTGCACAACACGAGGATTTTAAAAATGTTACACAAGAGTATTTTGGCGATGGATTTGAAGGTTTTGAATTTAAAGTTGCCAATAAACACTATAAGTACGGAATAAAAGATCCTAGCAAAGTTGCAGAAAATCAATCAAATCTTAACACTTTTATCGGGAAGTTCTTAGATAAAGACGGAGCTGTTAGTGATCACAAAGGTTATCATAAGGCTATTTATGCTGCACAACACGTGGATACTATTGCAGAGCATTTTTATGAGCAAGGCAAAGCCGATGCTATTAAAGATATTACTGCTAAATCTAATAACGTTTCAAAAGAAGCCAGGTCTACGCCCGGTGGAGAAATTACATTAAACGGATGGAAGGTAAAAGCGATAAGTGGTGTGGATAGTTCTAAGTTGAAAATTAAAAATAAAACTAAAAACTAAAAATTATGGGTTTTGAAGTTGGCGGGTCTTTTCCCGCAAGTTTATCCCCTGCTCAACAGCGAATGACATTAATTTCAAATTATTTGTCTTTTGATGACGCTGCTGGTGGTGGTACTTTCGCTCAGCAATATTTACCTGAGCTATACGAAAGAGAAGTAGAAAGATATGGTAATAGAACTATCGGATCTTTCTTAAGAATGGTTGGCGCTGAAATGCCAATGACATCTGATCAAGTAATTTGGTCTGAACAAAACAGGTTACATGTTGCTTATAAAGACAACGCAGTTGTATCTGCTGGTGCTGCTTTTGATATTGACATTACCTTAAATTTAGGTGCTGCTCCTGGTGGTGCTGCTGACAGTGGTGCGGTTAGAATAGGTCAAACTATTTTAATTTCTGATGCTGCTACAGGTTTAGTTACTTGTAAAGCGTTAGTACAAAATGTTACAAACGCTGGTGGTGATCCTGCAGATACTTTAGAGTGTTCTATTTATGGAACTGCTGTACCTGCAGCTATTGACCAAACTGTTACTCCAGGTGCTTTATCAAACCTATTTGTATATGGTTCTGAATTTGCTAAAGGAACGGTTGGGATGGATGCGTCTATTGAGCCACAATTGACTCAATATCACAATTCACCTATTATCATTAAAGATTCTTTTCAGATCAATGGTTCTGACACTGCTCAGATCGGTTGGGTTGAAGTATCTACTGAAGCTGGTCAGGATGGATATTTGTGGTACTTAAAGTCTGAATCTGAAACAAGATTAAGATTTGAAGATTATCTAGAAATGTCTATGGTTGAAGGTGTTCTTTATGAGAATGCTGGTGCTGAGGTATACAACTATGGTGATTTAACAGGTTTATTTGGTACTCCACAAGGTGCTGCAACAAACCAAGTTATCAAAGGTACGCAAGGTCTTTTTGCTGCTATCGAAGAAAGAGGTAATGTATACGCTGGTTTTGCTGGTGCTGCTGCTCCTGGTTCTGGTGCATTAGGTGATTTCGATGAAATCCTTAAAAACCTAGATAAGCAGGGTGCTATTGAAGAAAATATGCTTTTCTTGAAAAGACAAACTGCTCTTGATTTTGACGACATGGTTGCAGCTATGAATGGATCTTATGCATCTACTCAGGCGGCTTCTTACGGACTTTTCGAGAATGATGGTGATATGGCATTAAACTTTGGATTTAATGGATTTAGAAGAGGTTCTTATGACTTCTACAAAACTGACTGGAAATATCTTAACGATGCTTCTACTAGAGGTTTGTCTAATGAAATTGACGGAGTTTTAGTTCCAGCTGGTACTAGTACTGTTTACGATCAAATGCTTGGATCTAATATTAGAAGACCTTTCTTACATGTAAGATATAGAGCTTCTGAAACTGAAGATCGAAGAATGAAGTCGTGGATCACTGGTTCTGTTGGTGGTGCTTATACTGATACTTTAGATGCGATGACTGTAAGTTTCTTATCTGAAAGATGTTTAGTAACTCAAGCGGCTAACAACTTCGTGTTGTTTAAAGCAGCTTAATTATTGTTTAACATTTAAAGAATAGAAATTATGGGACATATAAGAATAGCAAAAGAAGCTGGTGCATTTGATATTGCATCAGCTGATGGTGTTTTGAGTGTAAAACTAGACACTGGGGATGTTGTAGTTAGTTATAGTGGAAGCACTAAAACAACTATTGCATCTACTGCTGGTACTTTAGATCAAGATGACGTACAATTAGTTATTAACGCGATTGATGTTATGGACGGAGCCTCAGGCCCTGCTCCATTAACAACATTAAGTGAAGTAGATATAACTATTACAGGCGAAACCTTGTAAAACAACTACTAAGATCCCGTTTCGGCGGGATCTTTTTTAATAATTTATATTATATTATATCATGGAAGAAACAAAAACAAAACCAACAAAAAAAGATAGTTGGGAATATAGAGATAGAAATTACTATTTACTATATGGAAAAGAACCTTTAACATACACTTTACCATCTAGACATTCACAAAGATATTCTTTAGTATGGTTTGATCCAGAACAAGGATATGAAAGAGAATTAAGATATGCTACAAATCAAAAAAGTATTTTTGTTGATGAGCAAGAAGGTCAAGTTACATTAAAGCATATTATTTTTGAAAAAGGACATTTATTTGTTCCTAAAGAAAAAAGAAATCTTCAAGAATTTCTAGATCATCATCCTCACAGAGGTTTGATATTTCAAGAGTTTATTCCTGAAAGACAAGCAGAAAATGAAGTTGATAGAATAGAACTTGAAGTAGACGCTTTAAATATTGCTAGAAACCTTTACATTTATCAATCTGAAGCAGTACTAAGAGTAGAATTTGGATCTAAAGTTATTAAATTAACATCGAAAGAAATAAAAAGAGATTTACTTAGATTTGTTAAAAGAAATCCAGCACTTTTTATGGACTTAGTTAATGATGAA